GGATCCCCGTCGTGCCGGTGGTCAGGGGCAGTCCGGTGGCGTTGGTGAGGGCGATGGCCGACGGGGTGCCACCGGCGCCACCCAGGACCACCGGGGCTCCGGCTGAGCCGACGTTGGCAGCCAGCGCAGTGGCGACGCCAGTGCCGAGGCCGGTGATGCTGTCGACGGCTGGGGTGATGGTGGCGGAGCTGGCCCCGGTGATCAGGCCCTTGGCATTGACCGTGACAACTCCAGCAGCAGTCGCTGAACCAAACGTTCCTACGTTTTCGTTGACAGTTGCAAGGGTTAAAACAGTCGAGCCGGTAGCGTCTCCGGTGTGATTAGCGTTAGAAACAAGCCCGGAATAAAGGGTATTTACTGCATTGTCGCCAGTGTTGGTGCCGCTGCTGGTCCCGCTGAAAGTGCCGCTCTGCGTGGCCAGGCTGCCAAGGCCCAGGCTGGCCCGGCCGGTGACGGCGTCGAGGTGAGCGTTGCCGCCGTCCCACGTTCTGCGTTGAGTAAAAGCCGCGTCCCAGTCGGCCTGGCGGCTGTCAAGCGGCAGGCTGTAGCCAGCAGCAAAACTCAGGGTGATGCTGCCGCTGGTCGTTACCGGCGAGCCGGTGACCGAGAACCCGATCGGGGCGACCAGGCCCACGCTCGTCACGGTCCCCGATCCGCCGCCGCCACCCCCGCCAGTGGCGGTGATCGTTTGATTGGGCCAGGTCCCCGAAATCGTGACGTTGGCGCCTGCCACCAGGCCCGGCGTTGCCGTGCCGGTGCCGCCGGATGCCACGGGCAGGATCCCCGTCGTGCCGGTGGTCAGGGGCAGTCCGGTGGCGTTGGTGAGGGCGATGGCCGACGGGGTGCCCAGCGCGGGGGTTGTCAGGGTCGGGCTGTTCGCAAACACCAGTGACCCGGTGCCGGTCTCGTCGCTGATGACCCCAGCCAGCTGCGCCGAGGTGGTGGCCGCGAACTGGGCCAGAGTGCCGGCGGTGCCGGCTTTGGTGCTCAACGCGGCCTGGGTGGCCGTTGAGATCGGCTTGTCGAGGTCGCTGGTGTTGTTGGCGTTGGCAAGTCCCACCGTGGCTGCGGTGGCCAGGGCGGCGATGGCGGAGGCTGCTACATCGCCCGTATTGATCGGCGCCGCTGTGCCGGTCCCCGCGCCTACGCCGGTGGCCACAAAATAAACGCCGACCGTATTCGATGCCGCGCCGACTGCAACAAAGTCGGTGGATCCTGCGGTGACAATCTGATAGGCCTGCCCTACGACAAACGCACCGGCGGTTACTGCTGCACCAAGGCGGTCCACCGGAACCCGGTCCGTGCCTTGTGCGCTGCCATAATCTGGCAGCTCGGAGATCGTGGTATAGGTGTCTGGCATGGCCTCAGGCTAGGAAGGCTGAGCACGAAGGATCTGGCCGGCGCCGCTGCGCAGCACCAGGCCGGAGCCAGTGCGGAAGATTCGGGAGGTCAGGGGGTTGGCAGCGGCGGCCACCTTCATCAGCGGGATCCGGCACCACATGCCGGTATCAAACCGCTGAGGCTGCATCTCGACCTTGTACGATTCGCCGCCCACTGTGATGGCCTGGCCATAGCCGAGGCTGCCGAACTCAGCTGTCAGCGCCTCCAGCATGTAATCGATCACAGTCACCTCGCCGCCGAGGATGACTTCGCTGTTGAGCTTTAGGAATCCTCGCCCTGAGGCAGCGCCAGCAACAACGCTGACGCTGCCCAGGCGAGCGAAGGCCACCCGGTTAGCCGATGCTTCCAGGGTGGCCCAGCCCATCAGAAGGAGCCGTTGAGGCGGACGGCGCAGGTCGCGTCGGCGTCGGCGCAGGTGGCGGCAAACACGCCGATGAGGGTGTTGCCAGAGCTGGCGGCTGTCACCAGCTTGGTGCTGGCGATGAAGTACGCCTTAGCGCCTTGTGCGCCGCCGGTGCTGGCGCCAGTGGCCTTGGCGAGGCTGTAGACGCCTTCAAGCTGGAAGGCGCCTTCCTCCCCACTGGCCAGGTCAGTGGACGCAACGCCAAAGGTGGCGCCGATCAATGCGCCGCCGCCACTGGAGACGGCGTAGGGGGCGATAAGATTGAGGGATTCACCCTCCTGGACGTAGTTCTTCACGGGGTTGCCTCAGGGGTTGGAATGGAGTGGGCCGGAGTTGCCGGCCCGGGTTATTCGGCTCAGGCGCCGGTGGAGCGGTAGAAGCCGCGGTGATCAGCCAGGGCAACGTAGAAGTCGTGGCGCACCAGCATTTCCACCCCGTCGGGGTTGCGCTTCTCGGTGGTAGTGATCGTCGGCCCACCTTCGCCGGCGAGGTAGCCGAACTGGAGCATGTCGATCCGGTTGGGATTGGCGGCCAGGTAGTACATGGCAGTGGAGTCTGCGGAGAGGCGAGCCTCCACGATCAGCTCCATACCGCCAGCAAACGGGTTGACCCCGGCAAGGGTTGACGGCGCGTAACCGGTTGGGAACAGGAACTGCAGCGCGGTGGTGCGCAGCTCCGGCGGGACGATCAGATAGGAGGCCTCGACGTTGAGGCTGTTGCCGGCGGGGTCGGTCTGCTTGCGCAGCTTCGTCACACCAGCATCAATTCCGGCGACCCCGATAACACCGGTTCCGGTGTTGTTGTGATCAGCGTGGAAAAGCGCTTTGTTGTCGAGGGTGACGGTGGCGCCGCTTGCGCCGCTGGTCAGCTGCTCCCACACCAGGTTAGATTCCAGGAGGGCGCAGCCGGCGCCCATCTTTGCGGGCATCCGATCCAGCGCAGACAGGTCATCGTTGATCAGCGCTTGGCGGCTGATCGTCAATCCCTTGCCGTAGGTGCTGAGCTGATAGGTGGTCTTGCCGTCCGACATGGTGCCAAACTTATACTCGCCATCCTCAAGTACCTTTTCGGGCACGATGCTGGCGTTCAGCTGCACCAGATAGTTGGGCTTGAAATCGGTGTTGTCCGACTGGATGGCCAGTGGGCGCCATGTCTGCACCTCCTCCTCGTAGCCGCGAGCGAGGGTTTTGTTTGCCGTGTTCAGGAGAACATTGGCAAGATCGGAGGTGGTGTGGAAGGCCCGCTCGATCAGCTCGCTGATGCCCATCATGCGGACATCGGAGCGACTGAATCCGCGCATGGTCTCCAGGTACTCGGAGGCCATCTCGCGGGTGGTCATCCGCTGATACTGGCGGCCCAGATCGGTGGGCTGCTTGACGGCGCGGCAACGGGCATCAATGCCCTCCTGGAAGCCACGCAGCAGGGTATCCCCCGCGTCGCGGGTTACTTCGATGCGGGCAGGGTGGCCGGCGGCCACGGGAGACGCAGCCTCGGTCTTGAGGCGAGCGGCGCGAACCACCTCGACCATCACGCCAGGCAGATCCTTCCCGGCGGTCGTGCGGATCAGCTCCTGCACGGTGGCCTCGGGGAGGCCGCCGGCACCAGCGGCGCGGCGGATGTGGAGCTCACGGGCCACGTCATCGGGGCCAGGCTCGGGAGCCTGAGCCGCAACGGGCGCAGGGATGGTGGTCGGTTCGGTCACGGCAGCAGCCTCGGGAATAGCAGTAGCAGCCGGGTCGCCCCCGGCCAGTTCAGTCGCAGTGGTCATCGGGGGTTCCGTTGAGGGTTGTTCTGTTTCATCCGCCGAGCGCATGACGCTCGCCGGATCCTGGCCAGCAATGACCAGCGAAACCGCCACCGGCTCCCAATCGGTGGCCCGATCGAGCGGCTGCGATGCGCTGGCCCGCTGCCAGCCGTAGATCCGAGCGTCAACAGAGAAACGCGCAGATCCGTTCCTGAGTCGTGGGATGGCAATGGCCATCGCATCCTCGGGGCCGTCTACCTGGACCGTGCCAATCAGGGCGTTGGAGCCATCATCGGCGCGGCCCAGGTCCATCGATGTGATCGCCCCCCAGCACGAGGCTGAAGAGCGCTGGTGGTCGATGTCGGTCGGCAACGGGCGCATGGGCCAGCGGATCGCCGCTCGCTCATGCACCAGTTGCACGCCATCGCCTACATCCGCATCGGTTGAGATGATCACCGTTGCAGTCTTGGTCTCTTCGTCCCACGAGGAAGGCGAGACCAGCGCCATCCGTTGACAGGCTCGATTGCCTGTTTCCAGCGGCGTTGCAGTAGGAATGGACTCGGGCATGGCTTTATGTTACCGATGGCGGAATAGGCGCCCCGGGCTCCGGGATGCCAGAGCCAGGCGGGCGGGCCTGGGTGACTCCGGAGTCCGAGACGAGCTTGGCGTCAACAGACAGCGCAAGGCCTTTCGCGCGGGCGTTGGCCAGGTCTGCGGCGAGCTCCTCGATCACCTGAGCAGGCACATAACCCAGTGAGCGCTGAACCTCGGAGAGGCTTGTCAGGCCACCGCGGATCGCGGCCACCAACGCCGGGATTTCCTCGGAGGGGTTGATCATCTCCCGGCGGGGAGGCGTCCACAGCATCCGGCTGCTCACCCTGTTGGCCATGCCTGCCTGCTGAACAGCAGTTGCAAACCACCGCGAAACGGGGTCCAGGAACTGCGGGATGGCGATATTCCATCGCCAGTGGGCCACATTCCGATGGAACTCCAGCCAACCCATCCGGCCGCTGGAGAAGTTCACCTCAGAGAGGATCCCGGTCAAGGCCTCAAACGTGATCCCGTAGCCGGCCGCCACCGAATGCAGGTGATGGCGCTGCATCTCGATGAAGTTGCCTGGGCTGGGCGGGTCGCTAAACCTGATCTCTTTCCCTGGCGGCAATACCTCAATGGCGCCGGGCTCCAGCTTCTCAAACAGGGTCGGGATTGAAGCGTCTGGGTTCAGCGGGTCAGCCGGTGCTTCCTCTGGATTGGAGTCAGTGATGAATGCGGTGAAGCAGGCCGCCACCTTGTCGAGCGTCAAGCGGGCCTGGGCATGGTCCCCGATATCTCTCAGTGTCAGCAGCGAGGACGCGCCCCACGGAACGCCGGTCGCCTGCCCTGGCCGGCGCACGTCGTAGACGTGGCAGATCTCCGATGCCGCGACCAGGTCGGAAGTAAGGCGCGATTGGCGCCAGTCGCTTTCGCCGGGGTGGTTCTTTCTGATCCAGTAGCCAGTCAATCGGCCTTCGTCGTCGTATTGCTTGCCGAATACGATTGAAGATCCATTATCTTTCGACATATCAAGCCAGTCCGGTTCTAGGACTTGCAGGGTCAGCGGCGGCAAGCCTTGCAGTATCAGCCGCTCATCGATCCGCCGTCTGACCAGGCAGCTGCCACGAACTGCAATGGTGCGGGCCACCAGCGCCTGCAGGCCATAGAAATTTAGCTTGCCGTAGAAGTCACAGGCCGTAAAATCAGCCCAATCATTCCATAGTTGAGAATACTTCTTATTTTTATTAACTGGTTCCCCTACAATTCCCTCGCCAATCCAGTTGTTTACGATTACGATAATTGCTTTGTTTGCCCAGGAATCAGAATCAACCTGATCCTGATGCCTTGATACGATCCGCTGCAGCACTTGCCGCAGATCAGCGTTAGGCCCCCGGCTGCGTTCATGCCAGCCGTCCGTGCGGCGCGATTGCTTGCCAGCTTCATAGGCGCGCAGGTTAGCCTTATACAGCTCAGACTGGGCAATCTTCAGATCGTTTTCCAGTGTTACCCGGCTGCGCTTTGCCACGGCCTACGCTCTCTGAAAGGTCTGGTAGATCCGACGGACCGGCCTGGCCTGCGCTGCCTCAACCTCGGCGGCCATCTTCCTTTCGGTCTCCAGCATCTCCGCCAGGCTGCGATAGGTCAGCTCTCGGCCATCCGAGAACCTCACCTTCAACACGCCTTCGGCAATGGCCGAGCGCAGTTCCGCTAGCTGCTCTGGGGTGTAGCTCATGCCTGAAGTCTAGTCACCAGTAATTGCTAGCCCGACGCTGGGGTGGCTGCTGTGGCTGGGGAGCCTGAGCTCGTGACTTGCCCAGCTGCGCCTCCAGCTGATCCCACATGGTGGCCCGGTTGTAGCGGCGGGCCACCAGCTGCAACGCTGCATAGGCCATGCGGGTGCAGTCGCCGCCCTCGTCGCGGGAGCCGGGGGGGAGGTCCCATTTGTACTCCCGGCGCTCCCTCGTCTTGGGCACCCACTTCCAAGGGAACAGCTCACCCAGGAAGGCGTCAGTCGATGCGGTGCCGAAGTGCAGATAACGAGGCCCCGGCTGCTCCACCCGCAGCTGGCCCTTCAGGTGGTTGACGCTGGCCACGTATCCGACGGTGTAGACCTTCGCCCCCTTGGCCACTTTCTTGTTTTTCCGGTTCACCTCCACTGGCGTGCCCAGTTGGATGATCGGCAAATCCTTGGTGCCTGAGCCTTTCATGGCCACCCAGCGGTCGGTGCGGGTGCGGCAGTAGTCGGCCACCGCCTTACTGGAGAGGCCGCCGTGGTCAATGCCGCCCAGCGAAATTCGCATCTTCCCGCCGTCCTGCCTGGCCCAGGTGGTCTGGCTCACCTGATCCAGCTGCTCCCACACCTCGGCCTGCTGGGGGTCGCCATCGATCTCGAAGTGGGCAATGTGCCAGCCCTCCTCGCCGCGGCCCCAGCCCCAGACCGTGAGCACCAGCCGCTCCCCCACGGTGCCGCCGCCGCCCTGCACGTCCACGCCAGCGGTGAGCACCAGCACGCCGGTTGGGATGGCCCATGTCTCGCCGCCCCAGGGGTAGCCGTTGCCAAACCCCTCGTTCTTCCTGCGCTCCGCCAGGCCATCGCCGGTGAACTTGCTGGCGATGGAGTCCTCCCAGGTCTCGCCTAAGTCGGTGTTGTGGAACGTCTGCATGGGGTCGGTGTTCCCCATCTTCATCTGCTCCAGCGCCGTCCGGTAGCGGCTCACCAGCTCAGGCCACATCGCCGCCCGGTGGTAGCTCATGCCTGGCCCAACCTGCTGGGATCGCCAGATCGGCACGCCATTCCTAAGCACCTGCTTGCTGCGGTCCAGGCCCAACGGGCAGGCCCAGCCGGCATCCTCATCCATCTCCCGCAAGTGGCTGTAGTCGATGGGTTGCTCGCAGTTCTCGCAACTGATCCGGCCCTCGTCCGGCCCCTCCTTGATGAACCGCCCCCATCTGAGCTGCTGGTAATGCCGGCAGTGCGGGCAGGGGTAGTACCGATATTGCTGATCGCCTTTCTTAAAGGCCTGATCCATGTAGTCGTTGGGATAGATCGGTGTCCCGCCGATCGTGAAAAACGGATCCCAGATGTTGCCAGCCCGCTGAAACAGGTTGCCGATGGTGTCGCCCTCGGGGCTGTTGTAGGTGGCGGGCTCCTCAAACAAGATCGGGCTTCGCTCCACCCGACGGCCGGACCTTGGAGTGGCTGCGCTGACCAAGTGGATCAGAGCGCCATTCACCAGCTGCTTGAAGTTGTATGCATTCTTTGGCGCCCCCTTGACCTTGCGATTGCTCAGCATTCCCTTGAGGCGTGGGATGCCGTGGTTATCATCAAACATCGAATCGATGTCTTCGTGGCTGTAGGTGTCAACCTCTGAATCCGTCGGCTGCACCAGCATGATCTTGGAGGGGCGCCAGTCGGTGAAGAATGCAATCACCGCCTTCACGTATTCAGACCACCCAACCCGCGAGGGCTTCTGGCAGACCATGCACTCCACTTCGGGATCCGTGGCGGCCAGGAACCAATCGCGCTGATATGGCCTCGTGTACCACTTTTGGCGGCCATCTGTTGCGCTGGTAATGTAATAGTGCTGGTCTGAGTAGGCCAGCATCGTCATAGGCGGCTTTGGCTTGACTTTGGCTGCCAGCCGCTGGGCCATCCGGCGCACGTTGCGGTCGATCATTCCGGCAATTCCTCAAAAGCGTTGGTGGCCACGGACTCGAACACGTCGGAAATCATGCGCTCGATCTTCTCCAGCTCCCGGTGCGTCAAGTGCGGGATGGCCGCCTTGATCTGCTTGTGCAGCGATCCGGCCCTGGTGGTCAGCTGCAGCAGCACGGCGTTGTAGGCCATCTCCATGTCTTCGATGTAGGCGAGCTGGCCCGCCTTCACCTTCCGATCCATCTCAGCGATCAGCCGCTTCTCTCGTTCGTGGAGCGCCCGCTCGTCGTTGAAGCGGGGCACCTTGCCGGGCGGGGGTGGCGGGGGGTCCACCGGTGCGCGGCGCGGAGGTGGCGCGGCTGACGGGGAGGCTGGCGCCTCCCGCTTTGCGGTGGGCTGCTGCGCCTCGCTCTGGTTCTGCCCCACCCGTGCCAGGTACTCGGCCACCAGCAGATCGGCATCCACGCGCAGCGGCTTGGCCTGCAGGATGCACGGGCTTCCCTGGAGGGCCCCGCGCTCGCAAAGCTTCTCCAGGTTCTGCCGGCTGCATCGCCTCGGGGCCACCGCAGCCTCGATCAGCTCGGCGCCTTTGGTACTGTTGATCGGGCTGGCCATTGCAACCAGGCTAGGCAGCGGTTGCA